GTTTGGTTTATCATTAGGACACATAAATCAAACTATGGCAAACACAATTGTTTGGTCAAAACACGACTATGTGGCTCGTATGCGTAACCGCATCAACGCTCCGACATGTTGGAAGGACATACTTGATGTAACCTACTCAAACAGCCGAACTGTCGTCAATAGTTCCATGACCACAGAACCATCCGCAGTAGCGGGTACACGAGGAACCGCGTACAACTACGAAGACTTTACCCTCACTGCTGACACCCTTACAATCTCTGGAATCAAAATGATTCCTATGCTGATTGATGAGGCAGACCGTCACCAGCAAACATACGTCAATCAGATGTCGATTGCAGAGTTCCAAGGAAAGAAAATCAATGAAAAACTTGAATCTCTTACCCTTGCAGAACATGCATCATGGACAAACTTTGGCGTAGGAGACTTGACCAGTAACGCAGACGACACCGCACAAATTACCGTATCAGCAACAAACATTGACGACATCATCCGAGCAGTAAAGCGAAAGCTCTACGCAAACAACGGTGTTGAATTTGCAGTTGAAAACGGCATCTTCATTGTGTGGCGCGCGACTGACTTTGAACTCCTAGAAGGATTTGTACAAGCTAACGGCTTCACCGAAGCTGACCTCGCTCTCAAGAACGGTATCCCTGTTCAAAAGGGCTTCTACTACGGTGGAGTAACCCATTACCTCTCAAACTCACATACTGCAAATCACGTATTTGCTGGTATCAAGCGACAGGGTAAGATTGGAATCCTCTCAGGAACATTCGGTTCAGTAAAGTTCATCGAAGACCCAGGCAAAGTATCAGGACTTGGAATCGTAAGTCGAGTCGACTATGGTTTCAACTGGCCTTCATACCTTGCAGAGTTTAGTATGGACGTAAATGTGGCGTAACCAAGCCATATTTTAGCTACCATGCTCTCTATCTCAATACTGGGATAGAGGCACATGGACACTAACTTAAAAATAGGAATATGCATGCCGACCAATCGCGGTCTAAAGCCAAAGACTCTCCAATCTCTATTGGAGCTTGTTGCGTATAAACCATACACCTACGAAATAATCATAGGTACAGAGGGATTTAACACCGCAGAGAACCGCACATGGCTCGTAGCCCAAGCGTCAAAAGCACAATGCACCCACATCTTTTGTGTAGACGATGACATGATTTACGATAAGGACACGTTAGAGAAGCTCCTTGCACATGATAAGGACATTGTGGGAGCTAAATATGCAAATAGACGGGGTACAGGTGAAGTTATAGAGTACTTAGATGGGACACCGCTAGACGTTGAAACTGACTTACTTGAAGTCAAAGCCCTCGGAGGTGGTTGCGTACTCATAAAGATGGACGTATTCACAAAAGTTTCTCAGCCGTGGTTCTGGTACAAAATAGCACCTACGGGTGCAGTAGTCATGTCCCATGACTGGTACTTTTGTGAGAAGGCAAGGGAGGCAGGGTACGACATTTGGTGTGACATGTTACTAATCCCTGAGCACATCAGTAAGAAATGTTTTTAATATGGCAAAAGTAACACTAGCAATTCCATCGAATAGACTTGTACAGCCACAGACGGCTGAGTGTGCGCTTAAACTTGTTGCAAAGGGAGGACATGACTTCCACATACTTGTAGCTTCTGAGGGGTACACTATTGCGGAGAACCGTAACTACATCGCTGTACAGGCAGTCAATGCAAAATCAGACTATCTTATGATGGTAGATGATGATATGACATTTCCAGCCGACACACTAGACACACTCTTGGCTGTAGAAAAGGACATTGTGGGCGTTGCGTACCACCCACGATCTGAAACAGGGGAGATTATTAAATACCTAGACGAAACACATATTGTAAAACTAGAACAGAGTGATGATCCAAAGTATAAAGTACCATTTCAGTGTCACGCTACTGGTACAGGCATTATTCTTATCAAGTGTTCAGTCTTTCTCAAAATGACACGCCCTTGGTTTGCTTTTGAATACCACGAAACAGGACAGTGTAAGAAGGGCGAGGACTGGTATTTCTGTGAAAAGGCAAAAGAGTTTGGTATAGAAACGTGGGTAGAGCCGAGGATTAAAATAGGTCACTGGGGTGACATAACATTAACATAATATGAGTATTCCATTTAGCGACACTTCGGGCAACACAGGCATCTTGCAACAAGTGCGCAAGTTTGCGCGCGTAGAAGCTGTGCAGTGGCCTACCGCAAACGTAGTCAATTCAGTCAATAATTGGCACGACAGAGTAGTAGGGTACGCCATTGGTGCAGACAGACGCTTTCAATTCGATGACACGAACCATACAGCGTTACCTGAAGGTACTCGCGCACTTACAATCAACGTATCAGACTACTCATTTTTAACTGACGAGCAAGGAAATCCTATCGTCACGCTCATTGGTGTTTCAATACTAAAGAATGGATACTATGAACCCCTTGAATGTGTAGACCGTTCAGAAGTAGACACATCGTCTTTTGGTCAGGTAGCTGGGGAACCATCACGATACGACAAGATCGCGGATAACATTATCAGACTCGATACCCTACCAACTGCAACCGTATCATCAGGTCTAAAATTCTACTTCCAGCGTACTGGCTCGTACTTTACGGCTTCTGACACCACAAAGTCTCCAGGTGTATCACCACTCCTTCATCGTGGCTACGTTATCGCGGGAGCATACGATTGTGCGCTCACTCTAGGACTTGAGAACCTGCAACCACTTTCAGTAGAGCTACAGAAAGAGGAACAGAAGATGATTGAGTACTTCGGAAACAGGAACAACGATGAACGTATGGCATTATCAGTGGAGTCAATTTCATTCAGATGATTAATACCCCAAAACCATCGAGTGCAGGAATGACCAACTCATCTAAAGTGGTGGATTACGAGTCATGGGACACCAACGCAAGTACATGGGACACCGAAGTGCGCACATGGAATGAGATGGGAACACTCATGTCGAACACGACGAAGCCCGCAGGGTATACTCTCTGGTCGGCCTACTCGTTCCCGTGGCTCATGGACGCACCGTGGCAGACAGGAGTAGGAATGACTAACACACCTAAACCTTCATAATATGGCAATAGTTACACTTACATCCGGGGAGACAGGAGCAGACTCATTGACCGACATCAATGCAAACTTTGTAGACCTCGATACCACAAAGGCAGACGTTGCTTCACCGACCTTTACAGGCACAGTAACCGCTCCAGCCGTCGTTCTCAGCTCTGAAACTGCAACAACCCTAGCCTCATTCGATGCATCAAAGAACATCAAATCTCTTGATGTCGCTTCATACCCTTCCCTTACAGAAATAGCTTACGTTAAAGGAGTCACCTCAGCTATTCAGACACAGGTAGATGCGAAACTTCCCCTTGCAGGAGGTACCCTTACGGGCAATATAACGCTCGGAGAGAACACCTCTATCGACCTTGACCCAGCAGGAAGTGCAGACGGTAAGTACTCAGGGATTTGCATCACAGGAACCGCAGGAGCGGCGCTATCATTTGGTCAGCTCATCTATCTTGCAGTTGCAGATTCACGATGGGAACTAGCCGATGCAGATGCTACGGCTACCGCAGGGACACCACTTCTTGGAATGTGTGTTCTCGCAGCAGGAGCAGATGGCAACGCTACAAAGATACTACTGCAAGGAACAATCCGAGCCGATGCACAGTTCCCCGCACTCACCGTTGGCGCACCAGCATACGTCGGAGAGACCGCAGGAGCGATTCAAACAGCAATTCCTACAGGTGCAGACAACGTAATTCGCGTGGTCGGGTTTGCACTTACTGCTGATGAGATTTACTTCAGCCCATCATCTGACCACCAGGTAACTGTTGCATAGATATGAATAAAATACTCGATATCGTAAAAAATGGAGCAACAAAAAAAGAAAAGGCAAATTTGAAATCGGCTGCTATAAAAGCTGTGCTCAAACTAGGTAAATACATACGCTATGCCAAATGAGTATGAAATAGAAATAATAGAGACAAACCTTATTGATGGGGGGGTTGAGATATTTGCTCGTGCATGGAAGAACGGCGTCCAGCTAGGATTTGGTAAAGATGGAACTATTGATATAGAGCGTTTTCGTATCTTCAATCCACCAATTCTAGTGGACGACCCTCTCGGCACGATTGTGCAGGCAGCAACAGATGTAATAACGGGCGAGGTCAAAACTCGGACTCTTACGGAAAACCCAGAGGAGGCAACCGTTCAGTCACTCCTCGACACGATACGCACAGTCGGGAAAGAGGGAACGGAGATTGTTGCGGGGAGTAGGGGCAACACGACCAGTACGTTCTACTCTATCTCGGGTGGTGATGGCACCGTTTTTAGCGGAACAAGTGCCTACTCACAAGCGGGTTTTGACACAGAACACGATAAAACAGATGGCTCGGCGGTAGAGGTGGGGGCAGCCACGCATGTTTCTGTTTATTATTCACCGTCAGAAGCACGAACACGTATACGCCGTGGTTTTTTACCGTTTGATACAAGTGCAATAGCCGACGGCGACACAATAGACAGTGCAACACTTTCTGTATGGGGATATATGGCAGCCAATGCTGCAACAACTGACTCTGCTTATTCTTGGGTAAATGTCGTCCAAACGACACAAGCTAATACTTCTAGTCTTGCTACAGCCGATTATGATA